CACCTAAGTTCGAAGCAGTACTAGACAGTTTAATTATTGACAGAGCAAATGATCCTAACAGTATGGATACTGGTAGACGTCTTGCTAAAATGTATATTAATGAATTAATGCAAGGACGTTATGATCCTATGCCTAACGCAACAGCATTTCCTAATCATATTGAAAATGGTTATGAAGGCATGTTAGTTGTACGTAGTGAACTAAGAAGTGTTTGTTCACATCATCATCAACCAGTTGTTGGTGTAGCATACATTGGTATTATTGCCGCAGATAAACTTATTGGTCTTAGCAAGTATACACGTATTGCACAATGGTGTGCTAGACGAGGTACACTACAAGAAGAACTTAATAATGTTATTGCTGACGAGATTCAAAAAGCAACAGGTACTAAAAATGTTGGTGTTTACATTCAAGCAACACATGGTTGTTGTGAGAATAGAGGTATTAAAGCACATAGTAGTTTAACACAGACAACTGTGCTACGTGGTGCATTTAATGAAGACCCAGGTACTAAGAAAGAGTTTATGGACAATATTAAATTGCAACAACAGTTTGCATGTGGAGCCTAATATGAAACTAAGATATTCAGAAGCGTTTTACAGCGTACAAGGCGAAGGCAAGTTTGTAGGAGTACCTAGTGTGTTCCTGCGTACATTCGGTTGTAACTTTCGTTGCATGAACTTTGGATTAACAGGCGAACCAGATCGTGCTGAAAAACAAAAACAAGGTATTATTCATAATGCAGAAGTACAAGGGTTACTTGATGCAGGAGTACACGAAACTACAAAAGAGTTTAACGACTTACCTATTATACATACAGGTTGTGATACATATGCAAGTATCTATCCTGAGTTTAAAAAGTTTAATAGACAAGCAACCGTTGACGAAGTAGTTGAACATTTACTATCTCTTACACCTAATGGTAAATGGGTACAGGATAATGGTCAAGATGTACATTTGATCATGACAGGTGGCGAACCGTTGTTGGCGTGGCAACGACTGTATGTAGAGTTATTTGAACATCCACGTATGAAAGACTTAAGGAACATTACATTTGAAACAAATACTACACAACATTTACACGATGATCTCTTCGACTATCTCAACAATCAAGACAGAATCCAAGTCACTTGGTCTTGTTCCCCAAAACTTAGCGTTAGTGGAGAACCTTGGGATACTGCTATTAAGCCTGATGTGGCTCACGAGTATAGCCTTGTTGACGGCAGTGACATGTATTTTAAGTTTGTTGTCGCTACTCAAGACGATTTTGATGAAGTTAAAAAAGCTGTGGACACTTACAGAAGTTCCGGGGTGGAATGTCCGGTATATCTTATGCCGTTGGGCGGACGCAGTGAAGAATATTCCCTCAACGTCAAAGACGTTGCTGAAGCGTGTATGGCAGAAGGATGGCGATTTACCCCCAGACTCCATATCAGCTTATTCGGAAATGCCTGGGGAACATAGTAGAGATATGGATGCGTTATATGATATCAAAAAAGAAACTAACGAACAGTTAGATAAAGCAATGAAAGCTCCTATTGACCAAGATAGGATTAGAAAGGCAGGATGGTAAAATATGTGGGATAAAATAAAAAACACTGTAAGTAAATTACAAGGTAAAAAAGAAGAAACAGTAACAACGAACGAAGACAAACGTAGAGCAATTCTTGCAAAAGAAAAAGAAGAAGCAACTGCTAAAGGTGAACCTTGGGTAGCTGTATTAGATACACAACTTAATCCCGATAACATTAAGAACGGATTCTTCGAGCTCGATTGGAACAATCAATTTATTGAAGAACTACTTGATGCAGGATACTCAGGCGAAACTAATGAAGAAATTGTAGACGGTTGGTTTAAAACTATTGCTGTACAAATACTTGGAGAACAAGGTATGAATACTGCAAGAGAAATGGGTTACATTAACGTAGTGCCAATTGACAAAGACAAAAGTGAAGTAAGTTAATGCTTGACACAAGCCAGATCTGGTGCTATAATAATACTATAAATTATACAAAGGCAAACTAATGGCAACTTATATACTGGTAGACACAGCTAACACATTCTTTCGTGCTAGGCATGTAGTACGTGGCGACATTGACACTAAAATTGGCATGGCATTCCATATAACACTTAGTGGTGTTAAAAAAGCATGGCGTGACTTTGATGCTGATCATGTTGTGTTTTGCTTAGAAGGTCGTAGCTGGCGTAAGGACTTTTACGAGCCTTACAAACGTAATAGACAAGAAAGTCGTGATGCACTTACTCCTGCACAAGCAGAAGAAGATAAAGTGTTTTGGGAGTGCTTTGATGAGTTTAAGGACTTTGTTACAGATAAGACTAATTGTACTGTCATGCGTCATCCTGAACTAGAAGCAGATGATCTTATTGCAGGTTGGGTACAAGCACATCCTAATGACAATCACATTATTATTAGTACTGACGGCGACTTTGCACAACTGGTTGCACCTAATGTAAAACAATACAACGGTATACAAAATGTTACAATTACACACGAAGGTTACTTTGACGACAAAGGCAAACCTGTAATTGACAAGAAAACTAAAGAAGCAAAGCCTGCACCTGATCCTGCGTTTATGTTGTTTGAGAAGTGTATGCGCGGCGATACTAGTGACAATGTGTTTAGTGCATATCCAGGTGTACGTAAGAAAGGCACTAAGAACAAAGTAGGCCTTATTGAAGCATTTGCAGACAAAGACACTAAGGGCTACAACTGGAATAACATGATGTTACAACGTTGGACTGATCACGAAGGTGTAGAGCACCGTGTACTAGATGACTATCAACGTAATGTTACACTATGTGACTTGACAGCACAACCCGGTAATATTAGAAGTATTATTAACGATGTAATTGAAGATCATATGACGCCAAAAGAAGTACAACAAGTAGGTATGCGTCTTATGAAGTTTTGTGCTAAATGGGATATGCAACGTATTGCAGATCAAGCACAATCATTTGCAGAGCCACTACAAGCGAGGTACCCAATATGAAAGCAAAAGAAATAGTTAAAAACAAGTTTTGGATTTTATCTAATAACAGCGAGAACGTAGGAACTATTAGTTTCAATGACGAACAATATATGCTTAGTGATTCTAACGGAAGTAGATTTTTTAACGATACATTAGAAATACAAGAATCTTTGCAAAGCAAAGTTAGTTGGCAAGACTTGACAATTAAGGAAACAAAGCCGGAAAAAATTGTTAACACATATCCAACTAGTTGTTTACCTTATAATGATATGTATGATGTAAAACGTAAGTTGCCACTATTTACAAAGAGCAAAAAAAGTAAAAGTTTATATTGTGCAGGATATTATACCATACGTTTTGAAAAGGGTTGGGTTAAAAGTTTTTGTCCTAAACTAATAACAATAGAACGTTATGAATATAGAGGACCTTTCAAAACAGAAATAGAAATGAGAACGGAGTTATCACGTGTCAATTCAAAATGATCCTCTAAATACTGCTCCAATTCAGCAATTTATATCACAAGTAAAAAGCGCAGATGCCGGTCAAGCCAAAGAAGTTAAACTAGATATTCAACAAGCTAAACGATTAGCATTTACACTAGGTGAAGTAATGACTAGATTAAACGGTGACCTTGAACAGATACTTGCACGTAAAAACTCAGGTCAAGACGAAGTTATCAAAGTCACAATGGACGGCGGCACTGGTTGGTAATAAACAACTCTAACTACGGTATAATAGGTTTTTCACATATACAAGGGCATTGGTACTGGGATATAATTGTTGTAAAAGGTAAACGGTGTTTTAGTATTCCAGTACCGTACCCTATATACAAGATTGTATATTGGATTTGGCGTAAAAAGTTGGCTAAAAAAGGATAAATATATGCGTACTTAATAAGATAGGAACGCATATGAGTAGACCAAAACCAACTGTATTAGCAGAGCACATTGATAAAAAAACATATAAAGCTGACCAAGTATTACAAGCTGAAGCCATTTGGGCTGTCTTTTACGAAAATGCTCCGTTTAACTTAAAAAGTTCAAACGTTCTTACAAGCTATCCTGGACCTAAATATAAAAAAACTAGTTTTTCAAATCCTGGGCATGCACATAATCTTGCTACGAAAATGAATTCTCTTTTTAAAACAGACCAATTTACTGTTGTTAAATTAACTTCAGGTGAAACTGTTGAAGAATGAATTGGAAAGAAACATACACAAAAGTATTCTTAAAACAATCAGGTAAAGCTATAAGTGAATTATCTGTAAAGGAGTACATGCCTTTATGGTGGAAGAACACTCGAGGCAAAGAAACAGGCGGACTAAGACTTACTGATGCTGGATTTGAATTTATTACACAACAGATAGATTTACAAACTTACGAAATACCATATCCTCCAGAATTCGAACTTACTACTAATACAATAATATGGATGGATAACTTTATAGATTGTCCTTACTATTTGGCGCAGAGATGTATTATAGTTACAAACGAAAAAAAGGCCATGGAATTGAGTCTTTTTAGTGGCGATGTACGTAAATATGGGCTACAAAAAGCCCTTACTAGACAGAAAAAAGAATCCAAAAGTGGTTGACCTTTAGTCAAAAAGGTGTTATTATATATACATACTAAGAAATTAGATATGGCACTGAAAACAACACAAGAGGAATACACAATGGATAATATTACAGCACTACGCACCGTATCACCAAATGGCGCAAAGAAAAGCATTTTACGTGCTTTTAAGAAAAAACGTCCGTTGTTTATGTGGGGACCTCCAGGTATTGGTAAATCTGATATTGTAGGACAGATCACTAAACAACTTAAAAATTCACACTTAATTGACATTCGTTTATCACTATGGGAACCTACAGATATTAAAGGTATTCCTTACTATGCGGCAAACGATAATGTAATGGCATGGGCACCGCCACAAGAACTTCCAACAGAAGAGTTTGCGGCACAGTTTGATAACATTGTTTTGTTCTTAGACGAAATGAATTCTGCGGCGCCGGCTGTACAAGCGGCTGCATACCAACTTATTCTTAACCGACGTGTAGGACAATACAAATTACCAGACAATGTATTAATTGTTGCGGCTGGTAACCGAGAAGCTGACAAAGGTGTTACTTACAGAATGCCTGCTCCGTTAGCAAACCGTTTCGTACACATCGAACTTGCTGTGAATTTCGATGATTGGTTTTCTTGGGCTGTAGAAAACAAGATACACAACGATGTTGTTGGTTATTTGACTTTTGCAAAAAAAGACTTGTATGACTTTGATCCTAAATCACCTAGTCGTTCTTTTGCAACACCTCGTTCATGGTCATTTGTATCAGAACTACTAGATGACGATGACGATGAAAATACCACTACAGACTTAGTTAGTGGTTCAGTAGGCGAAGGCCTTGCTGTAAAGTTTATGGCACACCGTAAAGTAGCGTCAACAAT